CTCCAAACTACTGTATGGGGAATGATGAAACGTGACTCCGTTTTCTCTTTAACAGGGAAACGAGCCACTATCGAAGTTCTCTCTGATTTAGAGGGGAAGCTTTGTGCAATTGAAGATATTTGGGTTTCTGGTGATTATGATGCAGCAACGGATGGTATTCATCCGGAATTTGGAATCTTTGCCCAAGATCTGATTGCAAATCAGCTTGGACTTAGTGCAGAAGAGAGAAACTGGTATATTAAATCTATGACTGGTCATCTCCTTGATTATTCTATGGTTTCCTCCTTTCAGGAGGAACCTATATTACAATCTTGGGGCCAGCTTATGGGTTCTCCTAGTTCTTTTCCCATTTTGTGTATTATAAATGCTGCTGCTTTTTCTAGTGCGGTAGAAGAATTCGAGAATGCGTTTGATAACATTCGCTACGAAGGCTACCGTAAGCTTCACTATAAGGAATACTGTTTAATGAAGTGTAAACGAGATGGTTTTGTGGATACTGTAAAGTACACGAAGCTTCTTAAAAGCAGATTGGGTTATTTACAATTTGCGTATGGACTTTACATTAATGGTGATGATATACTCTTCCATGGTCCTTCAGAGTTGATTTCTCTCTGGAGGCTCTATTCAAGACATGTAGGTTTAACCCCTTCGATGGGGAAAAATTTTGAGTCAGGCGCTCTCGATAAACATCCTTGGGCTATGATTAATACAACACTCTTTGAGTTTCATATTGATCATAGAACAGAGGTGATTGAATCGGTGGAGCACCTTCCTTTTATTAAAATGGGTTTAGCCCAAGGTAAAAGTAAGGTTATGTCAGATTCAAGAGATGACCGTCCAAATGTGGATGATCAACTCTTTTCTACTATCGATAAACTTGCAGAAACTGGTTTTGGACTGGACAATGGTTCAGCTAAAATGCAAAAGACACGTGATGTATTCTTGCATCATAACCTTCCACAGTTACTTAAAAGTAAAAGACCTTGGTCTATGCCGAGGTCTTTGGGTGGGATTGGGATACCTGATTTTGGGCGTCCTAATCATACTCAGCTAAGGGTAGCTCAGTACTTATTTGATCATCCCGAGAGTTCTTCTCGGGCTGATATAGTCTGTCCCAAGTATCCCACTGCCGTCATTCTACCAAAGTGTAATTTTTTCCTCTCTTTAGAGGAGAAAAGAGACACTTGGTCAAATTTCGGTGCAGGGTATTGGTTAACAGATACATTAGAGGAAAGGAAAGATAATTATTGTGTCTTGATGAATAGAGTTTCTCCGAAGGAAGGTAAGTACCCTCCCGAATTAGATTTTTGGAATTTCAGAGATTGGAGGAAGAGTAGAACCGTGAGGTTCAACATGTAATTGAGTTAAGGAATAAAACAAAGAGAAAGATAAAAGAAGCAAAATCGGGTTCTAAGAACTAAAAAGGTAAGTTTATGAGAAAAATGGCGAAAGAGCGTAACCATGGTTGTATTATTGTACCCCATCACCCCTAGGATTGGACCCCTAGCAGGTTAGTGGAGAGACTACGGACTAATAACAAATAGGTCTGTGGCAGCTAATGTCTTTTCGATGACGCGAGTCATAAACTAAAAGGAAAAGATTGATGGGTTGTTGTGCAAATAGTGCTATCGACGGTAGGTCCCTGCGTCAGTGGGACCGGCTTATCCAAAAGAAGTACTTTCTTTTGACCAAAG